GGCACATGGGCGCCAGGGGGCGAGCCGCGGCGGACAGAATGAGGCAGGAGCAAAACAAGGCGCCCCATAGGATTCGAACCACGCCCCCCGGCCCTTTCACTAGACACCCCACAAGTTATCCTTCTCCCCCGTGAGACACTGTTTTGGCGGTATTGACGAATGGGTCCCTCCGGGGTCTATATGGGGGCGGTATGCAATTGGGGGAAGCGAAAGGGTCCCGGACGGGTGGGAAAAGTGGAATATGTGGAATTGGCATTTTGGCACGGTACAAGGGGCTGTAGGGGGGTATGCTGGTATAGTCAATGCATCAGAATGCGACACAAGTCTTGACACGAGAATACCTTATCGGATAGAATGGATGCATCGAAATGGGACACCCCAGGGGTAAAACACCGGAGATGGAGGCAGTGAAACGGACGGTTGTGGTACGGTCTGGGGGTCGGGAGCAGAGGAGTGGAGGGGCCAGATGGGACCGGGTACCGTTCTTCTACGCGAGCGAGGATCATCGGGGGGAGTCCGCTGAGGGCGAGAGGTTGAGCGGGGCGTTGGAGGCTTTGGTTGAGCGGGACGAGGAGTTTGAGGAGTAACAGAGATTAGGGTGGCGTATCGCACCGCGAGGGATGGGCGAGGGGGGGAGCGCCAGGTGCAGAGGAGGGAAGATGGGCAAGGGACGGTTTGAGCGCGTGGTGATCGTGGTGGTGGCTGCGTTGGCGGTGTTGCTCTGGGGGCTGATGGTCAGTCGCGGGCTGAAGGAGGACTCCCCGGTAGTTGAGGGGCCACGGTATTACCACCAGAAGAGCGTGAGCCTGACGAGCGAGAACACCACGGTCTCAGAGAGTTGGGCGACGGAGACGCGGGAGAAACCGAGGGGGTGGCGGGAGTAGCAATGCGTGAGCCGGGGTATCGTGAGCGGAGCACCGGCGAGTTGAGGCGGGCGCTTCGGTGGAGCCGGAAGAAGCTGTGGCTTGGGGGTTGGACGATTGAACTGCTCGTTGACAGGGCGGACAAGGACACGGACCTGGCGGAGTACCGAGCAAAGGGGAACGCTGCGGGGTCGGTGTGGTATCCCAGCCAGTGTCATGCGGTGATTGGGGTGTGGCGGGAGAACGGGGAAGACACGGACACAGACCCTCTCTTTGCACTCTTTCACGAGGTGGGGCACATCGCAACGAATTGGCAGGTATCGCCAAAGACGCACAGCGACACCCACGAATTCTTTCTGAGCACTGTAGCGGGGCTGCTGTTGGAGTTGTGGGAGCGGGAGCGGGATGGGGCATCTGACTGAGGAGTTGAAGGCCAAGCTGAGGGAAGCTGGTCTGTGGCGGCAGTTCAACGTCCGGCGAGATGAGATCGCGGCCGAGCAGGGGATCACGAAGACCAGGGCGAACGAGCAGGCGCTGTTTGAGATACTGGGACCGGAGGGGGGAGACCCGATACCGGGTGCTCCGGTCCCTGTGGGGGAGAAGGCCAAGCCGAAGGCGCCGCCGGCAGCCAAGTTGAGCAAGGAGGACTACGGCGACCTCACGAAGGTGAACATCCGCGAAGTCGTGATGTGGGTGTTCAACCATGCGCCCGTAGCGGACGTGACGGTGAAGGACGCGCCCTCGCCCGGTGCTTGGGACATGCTGACCTGGGTGAGGACGGGCAGAGAGAATAGGACCGAGTTCTACCGTTCGTTCCTATCGAAGCTCATGCCGACGCGGACGCAGTTGGATAAGGACGCGGAGTTCGACGACGACGGGGGCCGCGTTCTGAAGGACATTGACAAGAAGTTGCGGGAGATCGCAGAGGCCGTATCGGGGCAGAAGGTAGACGCTGAGGGGGCTGATGGCAGTAGTTCTTGATGAACCGCAAGTCGCTGAGGGGATTGCACGTCGGGGGGTAGGTTCCGCCGCCGGTTTCCGCTGGGCGGGTACCTTCGACGCGAAGCCGTTCTACAAGACCGTCCCCAAGGACCTCGTCTCCAACCTGAAGTATCGCCGCGAAGTGCTGAAGTTGGCGATGAATGACAAGGTTGCTCAGGCCGACCTGTGGAAGCGGTGTTCCCGAGACCTGTTGTTCTTCGTCAACACGTTCGCCTGGGTGTACGAGCCCAGGATTCCCGCCGTCCTGCCTTGCATCACCTACCCGTTCCAAGACGAGGCGTTGCTGGCGATTCGAGACGCGATCGCCAAGCATGACCTGTGCATCAAGAAGAGTCGTGACATGACCGCCTCTTGGGACTGCCTCATCGTTCTTGAGTGGCTGTGGCAGTTCCATGACATGCAGAGTTTTCTCATCGTCAGCCGTAACCAGGACCTCGTTGACAAGGCGGACGATCCCGACTCCCTGTTCTGGAAGCTGGAGTTTCTGGTCAAGAAGCAACCGTCGTGGCTCAAGCCCGCGTTCACGAAGACCGAGTTGCGACTGAAGAATGAGGACAACGGTTCGACGATCAACGGCGCGTCTACGACGGGGAACGTCGGCAGGGGCGGGCGAAGAACGGCGGTTCTGCTCGACGAGTTCGCGGCGTTCCCGAAAGAGGACAGTTACCGGGCGCTCTATGCCACACAGCAGGTAACGGCCAGCCGCATCTACAACTCGACGCCACAGGGCAGTGCCAACGCCTACTTCGACGTGGCCCATGACCAGAACATCCGGCAACTTGAACTCTGGTGGCCCCTGCATCCCAGTAAGTCCAAGGGCCTATACACAAGTGCGGTTGGCCGTCTAAGGATCATTGACAAGGACTATGACTTCCCGCCTGACTACAACTTCATCCTCGACGGCAAGATCAGGAGTCCCTACTACGACCACGAGTGTCGGCGTACACCAGTGCCGCAGCTAATCGCCCAGGAACTCGACATGGACTTTCTGGGTTCCAACTTCCAGTTCTTTGACAAGCAGCTAGTTGACGCCCATGAAGTGCTCTATGTGCGGGAGCCATTTGCAGTGGGCGAGTTGGTGTATGACCTCGGCACGGCCGTGCCCAAGAAATTCACTGTAGAGGGACCGCGGAAGCGGTTGCGGTTGTGGCTGCACCGAGACGTGAAGGGGAATCCGCCCCGCGACAGGGAGTACGTGATCGGCGCTGACGTATCGGCAGGCACGGGGGCATCTAACTCAGCGCTGCTCGTAGGGGACTGCCAGACCGGGGAGTTGGTTGCAGAGTTCACGAGTCCGCACATAGCGCCACACGAATTGTCGGTTTACGCCGCTGCGCTGGGCTACTGGCTGGCTGATGAGAAGCAGAAGCATCTGCCGCTCATCATCGGTGAGGCTAACGGCGGGCACAACCGAAACTTTCAGAAGCGTCTCATTGAACTTGGCTACGGCAATGTCTTCTACCGCCGAAATGAGCAAAGCATCTCGGGCAAGGTCTCGGACGTGCCGGGGTGGGCCAGCACAAAGGACAACAAGCGCGAACTCTTTGAGGACTTCAGCCGCGCGATTGGGTCTGGGGACTGCATCGTGCGCTCAGCCGAATGTCTTGGGGAGTGCAGAGAGTATGTGTTCATGCCAGATGGCACCATTGACCATGCGCGGAGTAGAAGCACGATTGATCCGTCAAGCGCAAGAGACAACCACGGCGACCGCGCAATGGCTGCTGCGCTCTGCTGGCATGCCATGAAACGCTCTGCCATAGAGCCCGTGGCAGAGCCGGAGATACCCGTTGGTTCACTGGCCTTCCGTAGAGCAGAGGCCAAGCAGCGCAGCAAGGAGAGTGTCTTGTGGTGAGTGACGAAGTGCATCCCGAGAATCACGACCTATCACCGCTCGTCCAGAACACGCTGATACACGTCATTATGGCGTTGCAGGCTGTCGATTCGCACATTCACATTGCGCTCAATCGGCTCTCGGAACTCGACAAGTTCTGTAGCACCGTAGCCAAAGAGTCGGCCAAGCAGAAGGAATAGAACATGCCCGCCGCGGCCGGACAAGGTAACTGGTTCAGCAAGTTGACGAGCGCCATCAGGCAGAGCAGGCGAGCGCTTGAGCCGTTCCGCGAGAACCGGCTGGCCGCGATACGCCAATACGTCGGCAACCACTACAGTAACGACGGCACGAAAGAGAAGGTGCCGGTACCGCTGCTGGCAATGTCGATCAGGATATTCCTCCGACACCTCGTAGCCCGCAGACCCGCCGCGCTGATAACGAGTCAGCGTCCCGAGTTGAAGCCCGTCTGCTACCGCCTGGAAGTCGCACTGAACCGCCTGTTGGACGAGATCAACCTTGGCCACACGCTGGAGTTGGCTGCGCTGGATGCGATGTTCTCCGTCGGCTTCATGAAGATCGGCCTTGAACCTATCGGACAGGTTGAAATCAACGGTTCCTCCCACGATGTGGGTCAGCCGTTCGTAGATACGGTGGACCTGGACGACATGGTCTGGGACGTGGCGGCCAAGAGTTTCGAGAGATGCGCATACGTGGGGGACCGATACCGCCTGCCCCTGTCTTACGTGAAGGAGTCGGGGTTGTACGAGGGGGCGGCTGACCTGACAGCATCGGTGCGTGGTCTGAACGAGGGTGAAGGTAATAGGGCAGAGGACATCTCGCGTGGCACCGTGACAGAGGATGGCGAGTATGAGCCCACCATTGACCTTTGGGACATCTACATGCCGCGTGAGAACGTGATGTTGACGTTCCCGGTGGAGGGGGAGACTGGTCCGATACTCCGTCAGGTCGAATGGAGTGGGCCGGAAGCGGGTCCCTACCGCAGACTTGGCTACGGTGACGTTCCGGCGCAGATCAACCCTCTCGCGCCAGTAGCGCTTTGGATGGATATACACACGCTTGCCAACGCCCTGTACAGAAAGCTCGGCAGGCAGGGCGAGAGACAGAAAGACAACCTCGGTTACGGTGCGGCGAGTGCGAAAGACGCTCAGAGACTGCAAGAGTCCAGCGATGGCGAAGTCTTCCGCATGGACAACCCGCAGGGGCTCACGCAGTTCAAGTCCGGTGGCATCGACCCGCAGAACCTCGCGTTCTTCATCCACTCCCGAGACCTCTATTCCTGGGTAGCGGGCAACCTGGACTCGCTCGGCGGGCTCAGTCCGCAGTCGGAAACGTTGGGCCAGGATGAGATGCTTGCGGCCAGTTCAAGCAAGACGCTCGAAGACCTACAGGACCGCACACTGAACTGCTCCAAGGAACTGTTGGACTCTCTCGCGTGGTTCCTCTGGTATGACCCGCTCATCGAAGTGTTCATGACGAAGCGGATCGAGGGCGCGGACATTGAGGTGCCGATGCTCTACTCGCCCGAGACGAGAGAGGGCGACTTCCTCGACTACAACATCTCGATTGAACCCTGTTCCATGCAGTATCGGGCGCCCGCCCAGCGCCTAATGATGCTGCGGCAGATATGGGCACAGGACATCATACCCATCCTGCCCCTGTTACAGGCGCAGGGCGTAATGCCGGAAGTTGAGAAGTACCTGCGGTCGCTGGCGAAGTACAGCAACATGCCGGAGATCGCGGAACTCGTGAGTTTCACGACGCCCTCACTGGCCGAGCAACACCAGGCGATAGGCAACCCGATGCGGCAGTCGCCCGTGACGAGGCGGGAGAACGTGAGGATCAATCGGTCAGCCGGAACGCGGATGGGCAAGGACGCGGCGTTTGCACAGACGCTCATGGGCGCTGGCGTCCAGGGCGCAGAGGCTAGAGCAGCAACGAAACCAGGACTCTAAGAGGATAGGAAAGATGCCGCCAAACACGAACGGTTGGCCTGAATGGGGCAAGTACGTCCTGAAGTCAATAGAGAGACTTGATGCCAAGGTCGGGACGCTTTGCGAGAACCAGACGGTCCTGCGCAGCGAGATAGCAGCGCTCAAGGTCAAGGCGGGGGTGTGGGGATTGTGCGGTGGGCTGGTCGCGTCAATCGGTGCAGTCCTGGTCATGATTCTGAAGTCATAGGAGTAGGGCATCATGCCACAGTACTGCTTCATGTGTGTTGAGTGCGACACGAAAGTCGTCAAGACACGGGCCATCAAGGACAGGCGTAAACCGGTCTACTGCCAGAAGTGCGAATCGCCGTGCATCAGGGACCTTGGGGCCGAACACAAAGTATGCAAGTCAACCACCGGATGGCCGATGTACTCCGACGCTATGGGGGTGCATCCAGACCAGATACCAGAGGCGGTAGAGAGCGCGAAACGGCACGGGGTGCCGACAGATTTTCTACCCGATGGCCGGGTGGAGTGGACGAGCCCTAGTCACCGGAAGAATTACTGCCGGGCCTATGGGGTTCACGACAAGAACGGGGGATACGGTGATCCCTAAGGAGAAGAGAGATGCCTAAGCAAGAGGCAGTCGTAGAGGAGAGGGCTGCGGATGCGGTCCAGACGGAAGAGGCTCTAGTTTCGGAGCCCGCTGCGGAACCGGTAACAGAACCGGAGAATCCTTACGCGATCGAAGAGCCGCTTGATGACGAAGAGATTCCGAGCGGCGATGAGACAAAAGGCGTCGAAGAGAAGGTAGCCGACGCCGCTACCCAGGAGCCCGAGCCGGAAGTTGAGCAAGGCCTTCTGGATGAAGCCGAGAGTCTTGGCTACTCGCGTGAGTTGGCCGAGGAACTTGGCAAAGCCGGGCTGCTGGAACGAGCGCTCGGTGACGTTGACCGCCGGGCAGAATTGCTTGGGCGGCAGAAGGAAGCCCCGCCGGCTGCGGCTGAGGAGCAGGTACAAGCGCCACCGGCGGAAGATGCCTACAAGATCGTCCTTGAGGGGGATGAGTACGACCCCGAAGTAGTCAAGGCGCTCCAGGGCATGAATGCGCATTACGCGGGCCAGATGGCGCAAGTGCGCTCTGAGCTCAAGGGTGCGCTGACAAAGTTGGAGGAACAGCAGATAGAGAGGCAGAACGAGCAGTTTGATGCTCGTCTTGCCGGTCTCGGGGATGAGTATACGGACCTACTCGGCAAAGAGCCGCTGTCCAAACTCAACCGAGGAGGCGAGCAGTACGCCAACAGGCTCAAGCTACTCGAAACGATGGACGTTCTATCAACCGGTTACGAGCAGATGGGCCGGGACGTACCGGATTCTACGCTGTTCCAGAGGGCTCTACGGACTCAGTTCGGCGACACAATCGCCACGCAGGAGCGCAAGAAGATCGCGGGCCAGTTGGACAAGCAGAAGGGCCAGATGATTGCGCGTCCGACGAAGCGCAGGGTTGATGAGGCGCTGCCGGCGGACGTTCGCGCCTTGCGGGCGCTATCCACAGAGATGCGGGACAAGCGCCTGACTGAGGATACAGCAGAGCCCGACCAGTTCTAAGTCGGACTGTCGTTAGATGTTTAGGGACACGCAAATCAAAGAGGGAGATTTTCGATGGCTACTCTGACCGCAGAGGACATCACCGATCTGGTGAATACGACCCAGAAGAACCTGGGCAAGATGAAGCTCACGGACCTTACGAGTGACCTTCAAGAGCACGTCGCCCTGTCTCAGTTGATGAAGAAGAACCGCGTTGGGTTCGACTCGGGCTTGGCGATTCAGTTCAACGTGCTGACGAACGGGGACAACAACTCTCGCAACGTCGGCCTGTTCGACGTGGATAACGTCAATCAGGAAGACGGGACCATCACGGGCACCGTTCCGTGGCGGCACAACGTAAGCGGATACGCGATTGACAGACGCCAGATTCTCATGAATCGGACGCCTGCCAAGATTCTCGACTTCGTGAAGGTGAAGAGGTACCAGCAGGCTGTCGGCTTTACGAAGCTCATGGAGGAAAACTTCTGGGGCGAGCCCGATTCCAGCACGGATGAGGATACGCCGTTCGGTCTCAAGTACTGGCTCGTCTACAACGCGACAGAGGGCTTCAACGGCGGGAACAATACGAACTTCGCCGCTGGCCCGGCCGCGATCAACCGAACCACGTACCCGCGCTGGAAGAACTACACGGCCTGTTACGCTGCCGTATCCAAGATTGACCTGATACGGAAGTGGCGCAAGGCCGCGACGATGTGCGCGTTCAAGCCTACGATTGAGAACGCCCCCATCGGTGGGTACTCCACGGGGGCAAGGTATGGCTACTACACCAACTACGACGTGATCGGACCGCTGGAGGAGTCGCTTGAGGCTCAGAACGAGAGTCTGGGCAACGACATAGCGAGCAAGGACGGCCTCACGCTGTTCAGGCGCGTTCCGGTGGCGTATGTGCCCTACCTTCAGGACAACGATTCCACGGCGGACCCGGTTGTGGGTATTGACTGGGGCGTGTTCAAGACCATCTTCCTGAGCGGCGCGTACATGACGGAAACACCGCTCGCCAAGAACGCTCTGGCGCACAACGTCTTGGAGTCGTTCCTGGACAGCTCCTACAACTTCGTCTGCTACGATCCGCGCAGGTGCATGTTGCTGGCGAAGTCGACGTGGCACTGAGCCTAGCGGCTTCGTGTCTTGACAACTAGAGAATTCGCTTTCGGAGATTGAGACGATGGCAAAGGTTTTCTACCTTGGAGAGACGGACAATGGCCCCAGCCCGTCGATATGGGGCAACTGTCCTGTCGCGGACATGATAGTAGACCCGAGTGTGGGCTACCACATGTACGAGGAGTTCATGCTGTTCCTTGAGGACACGGGGGGCTGGCTCGTGGCCGGCACCAACGATACCTGCACCTGCTTGGCGACGGAAGTTGGCGGAGTCATACAGGTGGGTGCGACGGGAGCCGACAATGACGAGGGGTACTTGACCAGCGGCAACAACGAAGCGGGCTGCGTCAAGATTTACACGACCACGCCGAAAGAGATGTGGTTTGAGGCGCGCGTGCGCATCAACTCCATCACCGACGTGGGCACCTTCGTCGGGATGTCAGAAGAAGGGCTGGCCGCAGCGGACACGCTTGCTAACGATACTGCGGCTTTGGCGAGCAAGGACTTCGTCGGGTTCCATGCCGACACTGCCGCGCCCGCCACGCTTGACTGCGTCTATCGGCTTGCTGGGGCAACCGGGATCATCCCGAAAGCCGCAGCCGCAACGCTGGTGGCGACCACATGGTACAAGCTCGGTTTCTGGTTCGATGAGAAGTACCTTCGGTACTACATCGACGGTGTGGAAGAGCCTCTAACGGCCGCGGTTACGGGTGTGGACGTGAACAGGGGCCTGAAGGTCAGCGCAGCGACCGACTTCCCGGACGGTGAGGAGCTTGCGGTTCTCATCGGTGTGCATGACGGTGCGGGTGTTGCAAAGAACATCGACATTGACTGGGTGCGTGTTGCCCAGCGCAGATGATGAACAGGTGATTGGGGCATGGGGGCCACAGTGGCTCTCATGCGCCCTCTCATAAGAGAGAAAGAGAGGTGGGAGATGCTTAGAAACCACAAGAAGGGCCTGGAGCGGATGTTCCAGGTCGAGGCAGACGAGGTGATCTCGCAAGAGGTCAGGACCAGGGTTGACCAGGCGGAACTGTTGCTCAGCCGCATGGGGAAGCAGAGAGAGTTTCCGTACGCCTGGCTTGCGATCTTGCTTGCTGACTGTAAGACGTTGAAGGAGAAGAAGGCGGAGATTGTTGCTGCTGTCCCGCCCGAACCTGTGCCGGGGGCACCTGATGGCTGAGTCTACGCTGTCCTATGGATACGCGCAACTGTTCTGGGAGGTAGGTAACTTCCTGGGCTACGGTAGGACCGCAGCGACCTATAGCGATGCTGAAGTGGCCGAGTGCGACTTCATCGTGCAGAGCGGCTACCGGCAGTTCCTATTCCCGCCGCCACTGGCGGGGGAAAGGGAGGCGCACGTCTGGAGTTTCCTTTCGCCCGTGACTACGTTGGATACGGGGATCGGCGACGTAGACTATGACCTCCCGGATGACTTCGGGGGCCTGATAGGGGACAGGTTGACCATCGTCTCGACAACGCGGCGGTGGCCTGTAATGGTGCGCGGTGAGGGGCAGGTGAGGGCATTACTCCGCGCCACCACGAACACGACGGGCAAGCCGCAGTATGTCGCAGTGCGGCCAAAGGCTCCGACAGGCACAACGGGCCAGCGCTTTGAGCTCATCGTCTACCCTGAGCCCGATGCCATCTACACGCTCGAATACCGCCGCAATATTCTGACCATCAAGCTCAGTACGACCTACCCGTACCCGCTGGGCGGGATGGCGCACGCGGAGACGCTGTTGGAGAGTTGTCTGAAGGTGGCGGAACTTCGGGGGGACGACGAGGCGGGCGTCCACACTGCGGCGTTCGCTGAGAGGCTGGCCGCGAGCGTATCGGCGGACAGGCAGGCTTTCGCACCGCCCACGCTCGGCTACAACGGCGACGCCTCTGATGCACAGGCGGTTTCACTTGGCAGCAGTCACTCCGCCACCTACGAGGGAGATACGTATGGGCCTTATGGCTCAGCGTGATTTTGTGCCTTAGCCACACTTGAGAGCCAGATGTGGGCCGGGGACCGACTTGGCACGTCGCGCCCCACACTGGACAAAGGGGGTTCTGATGATTCTGCGAATGATGGAACTGTTGGAGAACGCGAAGATCGCGTCTACGTACTCGTTGTTCAATGGTCCAGAGGGTCGGCCTTTGGGGTTCGGCACGACTGTTGGCAACGGGATTGAAGGATGGGCACCGGGAGCCCTCTTTGTTCACACGGACGGTTCCGGGTTGGCGGACCTTGCATACGTGAACTACGGCAGCATCACGACCGCTACGTGGTATGCGCTGCCCGTCGGCTTGGGTGCAGTGGCGGCTGGCGCGGGCGCGTCCCTGGTGGGCGTGGAGGACTCGGCAGGGCATCTAATCGGTGCGACTGCCGAAGCGGCCATAGCGGAGTTGGCGGGGTTGTCTCCGAGCGAAAGCGTCGTGGAGTTCTTCGACGACTTCCTCGGCACCACGTTCACCCATGCGTTGGTGCCTCCGCCGTGGGTACTTATCGACACGAGCGCGGCGGGCGCGCCAACACTCGGCCCGTCTGCCGACCAGCACGCCGGGGCGCTGGCTTGCACCCACGCCGCCGACGACGAGGCAGAGGCTATCGGCATCGACTTCGGCAACGAGTTGTGCTTCGACATTGACCAGCTGCTCACGTTCGAGTGCCGGTTCAGGGCGCCTACGCTGACCGCAGTTGACGAGATCGTCATCGGCATGATCGGCGACCAGAACGACGCGCCAGCCAGCCTGACGATCGGCGCGTGGATCAGCGTTGACGGGAACCAGGACATTGACTGCGAGAGCGACGACACCGCGACTCGCCTGGACGACCAGGATTCCACCATCAACCTGGGCAACGATGTCTGGTGCTCGCTCAAGATAGACTTCAGCACCAAAGCCGCGGTCAAGTTCTACCTGGACGCGACTGGTGCGGGGGCGTATGCCCGCGTTCTTCCTGCCGTCGTCTTCGACCTGTCCACCGTCACCACGGGCCTACAGCCCGCGATGTTCCTTACCAAGAGCGGTGGGGCGACCACGCAGAACCTGGACATTGACTTCGTACGCATCCTGGCGGACCGTTCGTAAGTCGGCGATTGACAGATAACACCCTGGGGGGAGCCTTGGAGTTCTCCCCAGGATTCTTAGAAGGAGGAAGAAAGATGGCCCTAAGTTCGAGGAGAGATACGAGGGTCAACATCGCCGAAGCTGACGCTATGGATGCCCAGACGCAGTTGACGGCGACCGGCGACCTGCGTACGCGGGACGACGACGCAATAGCGATCCTTACCACGATGGATGCCGACACCGGGGGTCTCGCCACGACGCTCACGGCGCTGAACGTGCTGATTACCGCATTGAACGCTCACATGGGTGAAGGCACAACGTACGTGGCGGCTGCGGTCAATCTGGCGATGAACGGGACGCGGGACATTCTCGCGGCTCCGGGTGCGAGCAAGCAGATATGGGTGTACGGCTTGGCAGGGACGACCTGCGCAGACGGCACGATCCTGCTGCTGGACGACACGCCAACGTCGTGGACCGGTGTCATGCCGATAGCGGCTCTTGGCGGCTTCGTGTTGCCCATCAGCCCGAACGCCAACGCGCCGTGGGTCAAGTGCAGCACCAACAAGAAGCTTCAGGCGACACTGAGCGTCAACAGTGACTTCGACGGCGTGGTGGTCTACGCGATCGTTGATGTGTAAGGGGAGGGGCTGATGATACTGGTGGTTCTTCATGCCATGCACCTCATGTTGACTGGCGCTGGTCACAGTAATGGCACGGCCGGCGGTGAAGCTCCCCCACCAGCAGACTGTGCCGCACTTGGCACGTGCGCCGCTGGCTACCCGGCGAACCTATACCATACCAACGAGGGCTGCGAGATAACGAACAACGCAATGGCCCGCGCCAACTGTGTGTGGGGCAACCCAGGCAATCAGGTCAAGTGTGATACGGTGCCAAACCCCGATGTGTGGGATTGGTCGGGACAGAACGGTTATGGGGAATGGTGCAAGGCTCGCAAGGTACTCTCAACGTACCCACAAGGCACCTTTACGATATACGACGGGGAGTGCGGTTGTGCCGGGACGGCAGACATTTACACGGACTAGGGGGTGAACAGATGGGGATCGGCTTAAAGTTGGCACGGAACGCTGTGTGCCGCGCGTGTACGGGCTACCGACACTGCCCGCTCTGGAACTGGTCGCGCTGCAAGCACAAGGGCGTTGACGCTATTGGCGACCCGATGGTCGAGATGAACGACGCCTTCATGGACGGTCCCGAATCAAACTGCCCGCAGACGCGGTGGGTGGGCGTCAAGGCCAAGACGGACGCCGAACTTGCCGCTGAGGAAAAGGCGCGCATAGAGGAAGTGTCCACGGGCTTCATCGCTCGCACACAGCCGTTCATCGACCGCATGGCTGACGCGGTGGAGATGAAGGCCGCCCTGGGCGAGATGGTTGTCGCAGGCCACATGACCGACGCGCTCCAGACACAGGTGCTCAAGGACCTTGGCCTTGCTGTTGCAAAGTGACTTCAAGGAGAGGGCGCGCGAGATCGCCGTGTCGGTGCGCGAGACGGGTAAGCGGCCGCCGTGCGACTACGCGAGTCCGGGCAAGGCGACCAAGACTGGTTGCGGGAAGTGCCGGCAGCAGTGGGTCTGTTCTCATCCCGTCGCATCGGACGGCATGCCCGACGGCGGATGGCCCGAGAAGCACTGTATGCTGTTCTGCAAGGGCCGGGTAATAGATGGCGAAGAAGTCCATAATTCAATTTCCGTTTCCGCTCGGTGGGCTTGACAGAAGCGTCTCGTACCGCGCTCAGCCGCCGTACACGACGACGGACATGCTGAACGTGCGGGCCTATGAGACGATTGAGGGTCGGGCGCGCGGTGGGCAGCGGCCAGGACTCGTCAAGGCGTTCGCGGAAGAGCTCGGCGACGGTTCCCCCCTCAGAATGCTCGCACAGGTTACGAGTGTAGGCACGACTGCCGGTGGTTACTACTACTACTGGTCTGACGAATTCAACCGCGACGGCTCAGATTTGGGGCCGGGGTGGAATGACGCGACATGGTGGCCTACGCTCCTACAGTCCCCTACCAAGATAGTCATTGGCGGGGCACTAGTTGAGCGTCAGACATCCGCATCGGTCCGCGACCAACTGGAGTTCTCGACGGCCTATCCATATCTGATTGAGGTGCGGATAGTGCCTTACGGTGGCCAGCATTGGGGCGACTACTGGATTTTCGCCAGGATGGACGATGATGACCCAGAGGCCACGGATGAAGGGATCATTGCTCAGATCACACTGACGGGCGACACCGGGGCTTACTCGGGGAGATTGACAAGTTTCAGCGGCGGGCTACCAACACTGTATGCGTTCACACCCGGAAGCACGGGCTCTGCGACAGCGGGTTGGTTCAAGGTTCTCGTCAACGCGGACAACATTCAGTGCTCGTGGCAGGACCAACTGCTCGTGTCGGCTGACATCGCCGCGCATAGCGGTAAGCGGATCGGCTTCCGCCTGTCAACGATAGGAACCTACCCAACAGGTCTGTGTTTGGCAGATGTAATCCGGGTGCAGGGCACGCCGGTAGGCGGGCTGGGCACACAACGTAGACGTACTTACCTGGTTGCCAGTGCGGGAACCAAAATATATGCAGACCGCACGATCGGCGAGATGAGCGAGATCAGTGGCGTGGCGGCCCGGTTGTCCGACAAGCACTTGGTTCTCGCAGCCGAACATCATCAGAAACTATACATCGCGGACTGGGACCCACCGCGCATTATCGGCACAAGCGGGACCATTGACGCGACGGGCCTACAGTTGACGCATCCGGGTGAAGTTACAGACTGGACGAGCTACGGCATTGACGCGGACAATGATGTGGTGGTCATCAGCGACGGTCTGGGCCTTGTTGTGGACGGGACTTACCAGATTGATTCGGTCGCGGCGAGCATGGTCACACTGGCAGCCTCGGCGGGTGGGGCTGGCACATGCACGTACAGAATTGAGCGGGCTCCCAAAGTATACGACCCGGCAGAGAACACCGTAAGCATTTGGGCAGCCACGGCAACCCAGGGGCAGGTGCCGACCGGCTGTCATCTGATTTGCACGTACCGCGACCGAATGATTCTGGCTGGGCCTGATGACGACCCTCACATCTGGTTCGCATCGAGGTCAGGGGATGCCTACGACTGGGACTACCTCCCCGAAGACCCAACCGATGCTGGTAGGGCGGTAAGTGGAGCGAACTCTGATGCTGGCAAGGTGGGTGATGTGATAACCGCGCTCATCCCATTCTCAGACGACTTCCTCGTGTTCGGTTGCAAGGGGTCTCTCTGGGTGATGAGGGGCGATCCTGCGTGGGGCGGCACCCTGGACGCCTTGAGCTACGACGTGGGCATTGTGGGTGCTAAGAGTTGGTGCCAAGGGCCTTCCGGCGAGTTCTACTTTCTGAGTGCTGATGGCCTGTACCGACTGCCGCCGGGGGCTACGGGCAGACCTGAGCCACTGTCCACAGAGAAGTTGCCCCATGAACTGATGCGACTCAACCCCGCGACGCATGAGGTTCTATTGGAGTGGGACGACCAGCAGAAGGGCGTGCATATCTACCTTGCACCGATAGCGGCTGGAGCGGTGGGTAGTTACGTGGGGCTCGGCAGCAGCCCCGAAGCGAGTCCGAGTCCTTCACCAGAGCCGCAGTAGTGGACACAACGGAGAAAGAGCGTGGCTGACAATTCACACTTCTTCTATGACGTTCGGCTGGATTCATTCTTGCCGGACAGCCACAACGACCTGCATGGGCCACTGGCAGTGCTGAACTTCCAGACGGAGATCATGGAGCAACGACGCATGTTAGTCGGCGGCAAAGATGGCTACATCAGGGGATACGAGGCCCTGCATGACACGGATGATGGCTACGCGATTACCAGTTACGTCCTCCTTCCCCCGGTCCGACTGGCGGGCGACGAGTATCACGACGGCCTCCTATACGAGTTGATAGCCACGGTGCCGGAGGGGTCAGGCGACATTGACTACGAAGTGCGGGTAGCTCGCTCGCATGAGGAAGTTGCAAAGGCAAGCGCGTTCCTCAGTGGGACGTGGGACGGTGAGGGGTTGCAGACGACAGTGCGGCCACGGGCACGAGGCGCTTCAGCAGTCGTGAGACTGTCGAACGGAGAGGGCCGACGCTGGGCGATTGAGCAACTGGTGGGCGTGGTGCGGCCTGTGGGCAAGACGAGAGTGGCCTGATGATACAGACGATCATTCCTGAAGGCGTGGGTGAACCCCAGATACGCCGCGCGTTCATGGCCCTGAATCAAGGCTTGATGAAGCTCTCAAATTGGGAGATGTGGCGCGAGATAGACGACCACAGCGGTGTAGCGCTGACCGCTGGCACAAAGGCAGAAATCTACGTGCCGTACGACTGCGTGCTGACACAGTGGACAGAGTTGGCAGACCAGGTGGGTAGTGTGAAGATAGACTTGTGGGTGCTGCCTTACGCCTCCTACCCGCCGACCAACGCGAACTCGATATGCGGGGCCAACGAGCCCCTGATAAACAATGCGCAATCGGCCCAGGACACGACGCTCAGCGGCTGGAGTCCACGGCTCAGCGCAGGCGATTGCATCATCGCCAATGTGGATTCGGCTACAACCATCGAGCGAGTGATGTTGCACTTAGTAGCGGAGAGATCGTAGATGTCTGGATTCGCCTATGCCCTGGTAAACGCCCCTAGTCCTCCGCCGCCGGTGTCTCCTCCGCCGCCCCCGCCACCTCCGCCGCCTCCGCCGCCGGTGTCCCCGCCGTGGCCACCGTCACCGTCAGCACCACCTACGCCGACGCCTACGCCTACGCCGACACCTACGCCGGTGTCCCCGCCGTGGCCACCGTCACCGTCAGCACCGCCTACGCCTACGCCGACGCCTACGCCGACGCCTACGCCTACGCCGACGCCTACGCCGACGCCTACGCCTACGCCGACGCCTAGCAGTCCGGGCTCTGGTGGCTGTGGAGGGTTGGGTATCTGTGATGACCCGTCATATCCGGCTACGGTCGGTGCCGCCAATGCTGGTTGCGACTGCACCCTGTTGGAGATGTCCAAGATAGATGGTATGTGTGGATGGCTGGGTAATGCACCATCATGCGAGTGGGGTGTGATACAGTGTAATGCAGCCACAGACCCGAACACTTGGGTGTTCTGGGTGGAGCATCCGAACGGCGAGCGCTGTTACTGGCTGAAGCCGATCACGATGTACCCGCAGGGGACTTACAGCATCCTTTACAACGACTGCGAGGACTGTCCAGACGAGATAGACGTTTACGTGGTCTAATGGAGCGTGGAATTGCCCGATTTCAAGCAACTCGCTAGGGTGACCGGCAAGCGGACTGATGACGGAGGCAGGACCCGTGTTTCCTGCGTCTACGCGGAATACGGCAGAAGGGTAGGCAGGGACTCTCTCCCGAAGCGACAGTACTGCCTCTGCGTGCACGAGACGGGCAAGGTCGGGATGCCAGAAGGGGGCTATCCACTGGCGTATTGCTACGAGGTGTGTCCGTACCGGGAAGAACCAAAGAAGAACCGTAGACCAATTGCGATTGAGCGCAGACTGCTCCTTCTGCGCGACCCTTCGTATCGTGCAGGGCCGACTGCGGAGATATTGGGGCACTTGAGCGCAGCGGGATGGCAGGTCTCTGAGCAGCGGGCCGATTCCAATGAGGCGATGTGGGGTGTGCCGCGTCTCGTGAATGAGTGTGACCCAAGGCCCACAGTCGTCATGCGGTGGGAAGAGTCGGGCGTCCTGTTCACTAATGACGAGTGGAGGAAAGCGTGCGCTTGGTGCTACCAGAACGACATCATCCCTGCACAGATAGATTGGGGCTACTTCGACCACTACCACACGTTCGCCGTGGATGCGTACCAGAGCGACGGCAACCCATCTATTCGTAGAGCCTGGGGCCGGTTGCCCGAGACCGTGAACTGGGGGCGGGCGGATGAGCAGCTTGTCAACTACCGGGACTACATGGAGAAAGAATGGGAGATCGCGGGACAACTGGGTCCGGTGCCCGGCACTGAACCTGGTTACGTGCTGGTCTACATCCAGTATTCCAACCACCTCTCCCGGTTACCGGCGCCCACGTACCAAGCGTGGGTCAACTCCGCGCATGAGGCGTTGGCGGCGGCGGGCCAGCGGGTTGTGTGGAAGCGGTCGAAGATACAAGACGTGTCGCTGCCGCCGGGGTCGGTGAGCTTCATCGAAGGCGAGGGCATCGCGCATCTGAACACTCGCCTCCTGCGGTATGCCAAGCACAGCGTCATCATCACGAGCACCGTATCGAACGAGGCGGTGCTGCGGGGTTTGCCCGTTGTAGCATGCGGCCGCGGCTGGCACAGCGGCTTGGGGGTGTTTGCGGAACCGACTCAGTGGCACGAGATAGCCTGCACGCCGCGTGTGGACCAAGTGGCGCGGGCCAAGTGGACCAACTGGTGGATACGGCACAGCTGCGGGCCGGAAAATATAGCGGAACAAATGGAGTACGCCCTAGGCTATACCTTGCGGGGCGCGGCGTTTATGACAGGCATCGGCCTGGGGAACTTGATTATGGCTGTTCCCGCGATGAAAGCGTTTTATGAGATGACGGGGGTGCCGCTCACAATTGGACCTGTCCGCAGAATGGCAAGTGGTTATCCCGACTTGTTGACGCGGGAACCGTGGGTTGAGACGGCAACTAACCATTTACCTGACCTCGCAGAGTGTGACATTGCCACCTCGGCAGCGTTCCCCGGAGAGCGAGCAATTCTTCAGAATCAGGCGGACAAGATAGATGTTGTCTTACCCGGTCGTTCTGGGGGGTGGCCCCATGAGGTATACCGGAACGCTGAGGGCGCGCGAGCGCTTAGTTATGGCGGACCCTTGCCTTCGTGTAGGCTTCGTATTCCGGCCTCAACACGATTCGAGTTGCCGACACACTATGTCGTTGTGGGAATGGACTGTACAGATGGACCGTCATGGACAAAGCGACGGTGGCCGCACTGGGAAAGGCTCGTCGAACTCTGGGACAGGCGCACCCCATTGGTGTTCGTCGGGGTGAAGAAGCCGGACTGGGTAATCCCCTTTGGGTTGGACCTTATAGGTCAAACAACGCCTCTCGAAATGGCGTCTATCATACAGCAGGCCGATGCTTACGTTGGTGTGGACAACGGCCCGAGTCATGTGGCTGCGGCCGTGCGGACCCCGTCGGTGCTGATTTACGGTCCAACTACGAGTCTCCAGAATGGCCCCTGGCACAGTAGTGTTACAGTCTTGGCTGCCCCGGAGAGCTGTCGTCCCTGCATCTTCTGGCCGGAATGGACGACTTGCAAGGATTGTCATTGTATGAAGAACGTTCTTCCCGAACGAGTCGTGAGTGCTCTGGAGAGTGTTTTGGAGCGTCATGGAGAACCGATTCGATCGGAAACGTGTATGGAGCAAGCGGCGGCGAGACTGAATGTCGGCCGCCGCTACGGTGTTCCTGCCGCCCAGCTCTGGCGCGAAATGGCCGTGCTTTGGGAGCGTCTATCAGAACTGCGGCCAACTGTGGTTGTGGAGGTCGGCTCGTTGCGCGGCGGTTGGCTCTATGCGGTTGCGCCAGTCTGTGCTGAACGCGCGCACCTGATAGGCATTGACAACAGTCCGAACAATTCGCGGGCGACCGCCGAGAAGGAATTGACTGGAGAGGGCCACCAGGTTGAGTGGATCGCAAGGGATTCCCATGCCCCGCTGACCCTGATTGAGTTGCAGGGGCTCCTCAAGGGTAAGAAGGTAGACGTACTCCACATTGACGGCGACCACAGTCTGGCCGGCGTCCTTCAGGACTGGGAGATGTACTCGCCGCTTGTCAGACCCGGTGGGTTAGTGCTCTTACATGATGCGGTGAATCCCACTGAAGAGGTGTCTTTGGCCCTAGCGGAACTCCAACGCCGAAAGCCGGG